CGCTGTGGACAGTGCTGAGAAGGCTTCTACCGATAAGCCTAAGCCCGTTGCGCCAGCCAAAACGGCGGCAGCCGAGGAAGCTCCGGTGAATGTAACAGTGAATGTGTCCGACCTGGGCAATATTACCAATAGCGCCGCGCCGACCATGCCCGGCACGCCCGCCGTCATTCACTACCCCCAGCCGCAGGGTGTTCCTAGCCCTAGCGAACCGCCTGTTAGCGGTGGCATTGCTGCCCTTGAGAAAAAGTAGACTACTTTTTCTAAATTTCCCTGCTGTGATGAAAGGAAATTATGAAACTGGATTACTCAGAATTAGAGTACCTGAATGAATGGGGCTGGCTTGTATCGCCGATGGCAACGGCGACGCGCTTCTCCACCGATGAGCGTGACGATGCGGCCTCCGATGTGGGCATTTGGCATGTCGAGCCGCATCAGCAGCTTATCTCTAATGCTATCGTTGACGCGGTAGCCGGTCGCGGGCCGAAGTTGATCGCTGTCAGCATGCCCCCGCAGCACGGCAAGTCAACTCTGATCACGCGGCGCACGAGCGAATGGTTTCTTGGCAATTGGCCCCATAAGAAAGTTGCCATTGGCGGATACAACATGGAGTTCGCCCGTGAGTGGGGTTACATGATCCGTGAGGACATGAAGCGTCACAAGGAAGACCTGGGGTTTGAGCTAGCGGAAGATTCGCAGCGGGCCGCGTGGTGGCGTACGTCCGAGGGCGGTATGCTTTGGACGGCAGGCATTCTGTCTGGCGCGACAGGCAAAGGTTCGGATCTACTCATCCTAGATGACCCGATCAAGAACTCAGCAGAGGCGTACTCGCTGCTGTACCGCAATCGCATCTGGGATGAGTGGCAACGCACGTTTCTGACTCGGCTACAAAAGAATGGCGTAGCTATTGTGGTGATGACGCGTTGGCACACGGACGATATTATAGGCCGGTTGTTGAATCCGAAGTACAACGACGATACGGCTGCCTGGCGCGAGATTCGGCTGCCAGCGATCTGGACGGAAGACGATCCCGATATCCTCGGGCGGCAAAAGGGCCAGGCGCTCTGTCCGAACCGGTTCGATCTAGAAGCATTGCGCATGCGTCGTTCCATGATGAATGACGAAACATGGCTGAGTCTGTACCAGCAGATTCCGATGAACGAGACTGGCAAGGGCCAGGTCTACAGCAACTTTAGAAAAGGCATTCACGTTACCGACCTGGTGCGTGATCCCGATCTACCGCTGTTCTGGTCGTTGGACTTCAACTGGAATCACATGAGTTCGGTGATAGGCCAGACGAAAGAGTACTTCGGGCCGCGTGCGCATTTGACGAATGAGAAGATTATTGAGATCGAAGTTCTGGATGAGATATGCCTGAACAATTCGAATACGCCGGAAGCGACCGAGGAGTTTGTTGATCGGTACTTGCAGATGTGCAAGGGCCTGAAACATCCGCCAGTGAATCTGTACGGTGACGTTGCGGGCAAGCAGCACTCGCACGCCGGGCCGCACCTTAGCGATTGGGAGATTGTAAAGAAGATACTGCGCGAACGGAGTGTTCCGTTTATTGACCATGTGGGTTCGGCGGCTCCGGTTATTCGTGACCGCGTAAACTCGATGCAGACGGCCCTGCGTAATTCGATGGGACAGTCGCGCTTGTCAATATCAAGCAAGTGCACGCAGTTGATTCTAGATCTGGAGTTAGTATCGTGGAAGCGCGATAGCAACGGCAACGCTACCGGGCAACAGGACAATTCAGATGAAGCGCGGACACACATGTCCGACGCGCTTTGCTATATGGTACATACGCTGTTCGCTATACGTGGTAAGTATGGCGAGATGTCGGCGTCACCGAGGTAACGAGGAGAAATCAAATGTTAAATGTTTACACTCAACTGGCGTCCTTTACAACGGCCCCGGTTGCCCTGTCATTCACAGATGTGAACGGCAATCCTATCACACGCGCGCAGCGCCTGATCATTGAACCGGCGTCGACCAATACCCATGACTGCTTTGTTGAAGCTGCGGGCGTTGCGACTGGCGCGACCGGCGCAACGGCTGGCGTAATTCGCGTGCTTGCTAAACCGCCTGCCGCGAATAGCGGAACCATCACGGACATGTTCGAGATGGCTACCCAGCACGAGCACGGTATTGACACCAATGCGTTTCAGGTCGACGGCACTAGCGGTGAGAAGTGCCGCATTACGATCTTCGCATAGGAGAGCCTAATGAACAACCCACAACTCTCCGATGCGGCAGCCAACGCTGAGGCTGCTGCCGTTTGTACTCTACTCAATTCTGGCTTCCTGAATATCTATAGCGGGAGCCAACCGGCCAATGCCAATACGGCAGTCACTTCACAGGTTCTGCTGGCGACACTGACTTTCGGCAGCCCGGCCTTTGGCAATCCGTCTGGTGGCGTTGCGACCGCGAACGCTATCACGCCGGATACCAGCGCTGCGGCAACGGGAACCGCGACATGGTTCCGTTGCACCAAGTCCGATGGTACGACCGTTGTCTTTGATGGTAGCGTCGGCACTAGCGGCTGCGACCTGAACATCAACACCACGGCAATTCAGGCGAATGCCGAGGTTGACTGTTCCAGCTTTACATTTACTGCACTAGAATCTTAAAGGAGCCCACCATGGCCTACAGTGATGACCAGCCACGAGCATCCAATGGACAGTGGAGTAGTGCTGACGCAAATGAAAAGTCCAAGGAGGCCGGGACAAAGTCTAAGACTGCGGATAAGGCGGATAAAAATGTTGCACGCGTTAATAACCAGACCGGCTCGTCCTATACTGCCCAGGCGATTGCTAATGAAAATGCGGCTGCAGCCCATAGGGCGGCCGCAAAGGCTCATGGCGAAGCGCGGGAGGCACATGCCGCAGTTGCTATGAATTCCAAGGACAGTAAGAAGTACAATCACATTTGAGTAAAATGCAGGAGCATACAACGGAGGAGTCTCATCATCAGGGAGAGGCCGCCTATCGCGATAGTGTTGCGCGGAATTCGCGCGCATCTGTTAAACAGGAAATTCAAGGTAAGAATCGATAGGAGTTCACCCAATGCGCCAGTTTATGTACGCGTGGACAATGGGCTGGTACTGGGATTGGTGGATGAACGCCCGTTACTATCGACGCATGCGGAGAATACGGGGGGTATTCTCCGCATGATCACGGCACAAGGAGCTATCCGCGTTCGCGGGATAGACCTTCGTCCGAACTTAGATCAACGATTCTTCTTTCAAAAGTTCCGGGTTGCTGGCGCATTCGCTATTCGCGAATCGCGAATGGGCATTCAGAGCCAGGCGGTCTACACGATGACCGGACGGATGCTTAGTAGCCTCCGGGCAACGCTGGTGATCGTCTATCAGCGGTTTAACCTGCGGGCGTCCATCTTTCCGGGCCGCCCGGCGTTAGCCTGTACCGCTACGCTGCGCTTTACCGGCCCGGCGCGCGTCCAAACCCCTGCTCCTGTACTCGTGGCTGGACAGGAGTCATACAAGGCGCAAGGGCACTTGCGGTTGCCCGGTATTCGGTTTGACATTCGGTTGCGTGAAAGGTTTAGAACCAGATGAGTAGCGGGATCGTAGCGCATTTTCATTCTGGTCCCTTTCCGCTTTGTGAGCCGTTAGGAGTGTTGCGGCTTGGCCTGGTGGCGCTAGGGGGTTACTCCTCTCCTCTTAGCGCCACGGTGGGGCTGATATTTGTTGGAAACGCAAACGAGGAGAACCCAGCCGCGTTTCAAGGCGCAGGCGGTGTTCGTTTTCGTTCTACGGGCGGGCTGGCCGTGGGATCTAGCCTCAGTGGGGCCGCCCGGCAGGCCTATAGGTCACAAAGTGCCTACGTTGCCGGGATATCGGCGCATGTTTTGGATGCTGATGCTATCCTAAAGGTAACGGGAACCGCGAACGAGGCCGCTTCCATACCAGCGTTCTCAGGCGCGCTATTTCGAATCATTAATATAACTGGCCTGGGCGGTGTTGCTCTGGGCATTGAGATATCAGGCGTCTTGCTGCGACCTGGCGTGGCCTTCGATGAGGATACGTGGTTATTGCTGCGGCGCAAAGAGGATAATTAAATGGCTGGCATGAACTCCAACGCGGGTGACAACCTTGATAAGACAGAAACAGTAAATCTAGGCCAGGCTCCCGATACCCCAACAGCGTCAGAATTGTCAAATGATGATGCACTCCCGTCTTCCATTGCGGTAAAGATCATCAACCAGCGTTCGGCTGACTGGAAGGTCTACCATTATGCGTGGGACCTGATGAACATGCTTTACATTGGCGGCTGCGAAATTGAGGCCGTTGCAGAGCAGTTCCTTTTGAAACGGTCGAAGGAGCTTTCCGACGTCTACCAATCTCGTGTGGAGCGTTTCTATTACGAAGGGCACATTGGCACTGCCGTAGATTGGTATCTTTCAGCACTTCTTGAAACCCCGCCCCGTGTTGAAACCGCCTTGAAGGGTGACCAGGCACCCAAGGTCAAATTTACATCACAAACGGATAAGGTAGATCCAACCAAGGGCTTTCAGCCTGCGCTGCCGGAGGAATCCCCCACGAATGATGAGGACCCGAATCGTTCGAAGACGCCCGCAGAGGTAGATGACTTTTACGACGAGTTCGAACAGAATTGCGACCGGGCCGGTACGCCTGTGCTGGAGACCGTACGCGCGTTCTTTAAGAACCTGTTGATCTTCGGGCGCGCCGTCATTCTTGTCGACCTTCCACCGAAGGGTGATTACAAAAATCTGCAGGAAGAAAAAACCGCTGGACAGTATAACCCCTTCTTGGTAAACTGGGACCCTCGGCAGATGATAAATTACTCAGCGGACATGCACGGGCAGTTGAACTGGGTTGTCTTTGAGAATCGTGAGACGAAACAGGAGACGGCCTTTAGCGCGCCAACAGTATCAGACAACTGGTACTACTATGATCGCACCCGGTTCGCAAAGTACTCGCGCATTGTTCCAATGAATGAGGACGAGCCACCGAAGGACTCGATGGCCGAGTTGGTGTGCCAGGGCGAGCATGCCCAGGCTAAGTTGAACCGTGTGCCGGTCATCTATGAGGAAGTTCCCAAGGGCTTGTGGTTGGTGAATCGAGCGTTCTCCGTTGCTAAGGAGCACTTGAATACGGCATGCACTCTTAGTTGGGCGCTGTATATGGCCTGTCTAGCAATGCCGGTGATTAAGATGGACGGTGAGTATACGCCCACGCTGAGCGAGGCCGGTTTTATTAAACTTCCGAAGGAATCGGAATACGGTTGGTCTGAGCCAGAGGGTAAGAGCTTCCAGCATTTGATGAGCCGGTTGGACACGTTGAAGGAAGAACTCTTCCGCGCGTTTTATCTGATTGCACAAAGCCGGTCAACCAGTGCCACGGCGGGTGCAGCCTCGGGTGTGTCCAAAGAGCAGGACATGGCTCCGTCCAAAAAGGTATTAAACCTTTACGGCGATATCATGCGCTCCATGATTCAGATGCTTTATAATTATGTGTCTGTGGCGCATGAGGACAGTATCACCTGGGACGTGCGCGGTTTGAACTTCCCTGAAGGGCCGCCTGACGAGGAGTTGGACACTATTGCGGGCGCTATGGCCATTGACATTCCTAGCCTTACCTTTGAAAAGGAAATGTACAAGAAGGCCGCGATGTCCGTGCTGCCTGACATGAACCCGAAGATCAAAGAAAAGATCTTCCGCGAAATTGACGTCGCCCCGTCTGCGGCTGACCGTGAAATGGATCAGCAAAACGCGAAGGGCTCGATAATTGCCCAGCGCGCCGCAACCATTCAGGCTGCGGATATCTATCCGAAAGGATCTATGTAATATGTCAACGCTCGTTTCAACTCATCGTATGCTGCGGGCCGCAGCCTGCCTGATTGTTATCTTGGTGCTAGCGGCCTTCCTGCTGGTTGCGCGCGGCTTTTCTCAGACGACCATAGATCTGGAAGCGGCTCGTATAGGCTTTAACCGCGACATTGAATTCGACAAGCATTGGGGTGCCTACCTGATGTCGGAGACCGGCTGCCCGGCCCCGCCAGCAGGTGCCGTTGCCTGGTCGGTCTCGAAAGCAGATTGCAATCGACCGACGCAGTTGAATTTGAGGGAGCGAAAGCTCGCGAGGGAATTGGCAAAGCAGGTATTTGACCTTGACGAACCAACCAAACCACGCTAGGGTATTGTATGGAGGGGTTATGCTATTTCGGCAGATGCGGATTCGGATGTCTCAACGCGTTCGGCGCACGTTCATTGATCGTGTTAAAGCGAACTTTCCATGCGAAGCCCTTGGGTATCTGATAGGCCGCACTGACGAAAATTACACCCTGCACGTGGAGGAAGTCTTCTTTCCTCATGACTTGGACGAAGCCTGCACACCAACACAGGTCAATGTCAAGCACTCCTGGCTGCGGGCGGCCCGGCGTCGTGCCCGGCAGCTAAAGGGCATGGTCTTAGGCGATATTCATAGTCATCCATACACGCAGGAGGAACTAGCCCGGTACAAGATCAGCCCAGATTGTTCCCCTAGCGAGGGTGATCTGGCGCGCAGCAGTCTAGGGCTGGTGGCCGGTATATGCTTGGTAAAGCAAGGCGTTGACGGCAAATTGCGCACCCGGATCAAGTACTGGGGGCCGATGGTGCCGGTTGCTGAGGTGGTTGGAAAAGCGCCTAACTGTTAGACCCGTTTGTACTTATTCGTTGTCCCGCCAAAACTGTCCGCTAAAATGTCCGCATGCCCTTGACTGGGCATGCTAAGCTTGTAGATGAGTAGGGAAGTATGATCTACTCGATTAAGCCCGGCTAGTCGAGTGCCGGGGTGTGGCGCGCATTCCTCGCGTTAAAAACTTTAAGTTAGGAGAATCCCAATGTTGCGTAATCGTTTGTCTCGTGGTGTCCTTATGGACGCAGATCCGGGTGCCGGTGGCGGTGACGGAAAGACTGCAGTGCTGGACGAAAAGCGTGTGACCGAGTTAATCAATACCACGGTCAACGGCGCGATTGGCAAGTTGATGAAAGACGATTTGCCGAAGGTATTAAAGACAAATACCGAGTCACTGACAGCAATGTTTGGCGACCAGTTCAAGACTCTCAACGACGGCCTGGCGGCGCTAAAGCCAGTGGAGCCGGTTAAGACGCCTGACGGTAAGGGTGGCGATAAGACGGTGGATTTGCCCCCGGAATACAAAGCCAAGTTCAACGAATTTGAAAAGACAATTAAGACGCAGGGTGAGACCCTAGCGGCGGAACAGAAGGCCCGGCTGGCTGCGGAACAGAAAGCCAAGGCGACCGAAAAGGACTCCAAGGTCCGGTCCTCCCTGAATCAATTTACGTTTGCGACGCCGGAAGCTGCGGAAGATGCCTTTACGTTGATCAGCAGCAAAGTTGATTTCAACGACGAGGGTGAGTTGCTTGCGGATGGCCTGCTCCTGAATGACTTTGTGAGCACTTACATTCCTGAAAAGAAGCCCTACCTGCTGGCATCAGCCGGTAAAGGCGGTTCGGGCGCGTCGAGTGGAACCACCAAGGGTGGCAAGGGTAAGTTCGAGATTGAAAAGATCGGCGCGGGTATGAGCGCTGATGACCAGAAGAGCGCTATCAGCGCCATTTTGGACGCCCTGCCGAATGCGCAGGGACGACGTTAGACCTTAGTTTTACAAATTTAGCGAAGGCATGCCCCCGTAGAACCGGGCCGCCTTTAACCTCTAAGGAGAAGTAAAATGAGTGCAATCGTATCGGCGAACGTGGCGCAAGCTATCGCTAAACTGGTCGCTACTCAAGGCCTGCCTGCCCTCGTGGGTAATCTGGTCATGGGTAACCTGGTGAATCGTGACTTTGAGCCTACTCTCGCGGCAGCCGGGGACACTGTGAACATTCCGATCCCCCCGATCATGACGACCAACAATGTCGCCGAGGGTGGGAACGTAACCCCCCAGACCCCGAACCTGGGCAACGCGCAGGTCGTGCTGAACATGCACGCCGAAGCGACCTTCCAGATTCCCGACGTGACTGCAGCCCTTGTGGGTGCGGAGCGCGGTGACTATAGTCTGATGAACAAGTATATCAACCCGGCCATGATCGCGTGTGCCGAAAAGATAGAGACCGATCTGTTGAGCTTGTACCCCTTCCTCACGGCCAACACTGACGTGGGAACCGGGGGCGTGTCCTTGTCGGAGTCCGCTGTGGACTTGGGCGAGAAGGCGCTGTTCGATGCGAAGGTTCCGCCCGCCGAACGGCTTAGCCTGGTGCTGGCTTCGCAGGCGTATTCGGACCTACGGCAAGCCGGTCGTATCACCGAGAACGCCACCAGCGGCAATGGGCAGGCCATTGTGACTGGTAAGCTCGGGACTGTCAAGAACTTTGACGTGTACCGGTCGCAGTTCGTGCAGAAGGTGTCCGGTACCACGTATAACCTGGGCTTTGCGAAGGACGCTTTTGCCCTGGTCATTCGTCGCTTGCCTCAGCCCCTGCCGGGTACCGGCGCTATCGCCGAGTACGGCGAGCTTGGGAACTTCGGGATGCGCATCGTGTTGAGCTATGCGCCGAATTCCCTCGCGCAGCAATTCACCGTTGACGTGCTATACGGCGTTGCGGTCCTGCGGCACGTATACGGCGTCCGCATCCTGAGCTAGTATCTCCGGGGACTTGAAATCCCCCGGTGAGGCCGCCCGGCTTAGAGGCTAGTCCTCTTCAGCCGGGCGGATAGAACTTTCCCCGGTAACTTGAAAGGAAAAGAAAATGGCAAGATCAATCCAAGAGTATTGGGCCGACGTAAAAGAAGAGCGCAATAATTTGCGCAATGCTTGCAATGAATCGCGCTTTCAGCCGAAGGACGCATCGGGTAAGTGCGATGGCACCGTTTTCGTTCGGTCCCTCCGCAACCGCGATCAGGGTACGATAGCCGGTGACATTGTCCTGACCACCATTCAATTGGGTGGCGAATTGCTAGCCAAAGGAACTCACGAGCTATGCCCGGACGACGCAATTCTCGAATTTAAAGCGCTGCACGCAAAGCGCAAGTCAGAGATCATTCAGAAGGAACAGGCGTCGAAGACGAACTATATTGTCGACAACACGCGGGCTGCCGCTGAAGCGATGGCGCAGCAGGCTCGCGATGCAGCCGACGCCGATGCGACATTGACCCGGCTTCGACAGGAGCAGGCCGAGGCTATCGAGCGTGAACGGATCGCCAAGGATGCTGCCAAAAAGGCATATGACGACGCCCAAAAGCAGCAGGCGCAGCAGCACAAGAAGTAACAACTGAACCACGCCCGCTTGCGGGGTGCGAAAAGGAAGAATTAACATGACCGTAACCACCATCTCGGCAAAGACCAACCAGTCTAGCACTGGCGTTGGAACCGTTGCCAGCACGTCCATTAGCGGGGTCACAGGGGATTGGACTCTCGTCCTAGAAATTCTTGGGGCCGATTCCGGCGTCACTGCCGCGCAGATTGACTTTGAGACTTCGACCAACGCGTTCTCTGCCATTCTGGCTGGCCCGGTTGTGTCGTTCGTAGGCCAAGTGAGTTCGGGCGCAGCCGGTCCCTACGCGCAGCCGAAACGTTATTCCTTCAAGAAGGAAGACTTCCCCGGCCTGCCGTTCGGCACTGCTAGCGCGGTTCTCCGCGCTAATCTAGTCCAACTGACTGGCGGCAACGTCACCTGGCAGGCATTCCTCGAATACTAGTCGGTAGGCGCGCCGAGGTAAGGTCGCATTGCGTCCAAACCTCGGCGCG